TATCGAGTAATGTAGCATCAAAAGCAGTGTCTATTCCAACATTGCCATATGCTATCTTCATGCCCAAGTCGAGAGTTAATATACCTTTACCTGTGTCACCAGAAGCAGCTAATATTCCTGCAACTCCTTTAGGTAAAGTTGACTCCAACAAATATTCATAGGCTGGGGCTTTGCCTTGAACTAAATTTTTAACAGATAGAGAGTTATTTAACAAATTAATAGGCGCTGTGCCTTGTGTGTTTAATACTTCATCAATGTCAAAATTTTCTTCTATTGCATCAGCAACATCCCAACCTTTTGGTTTATAGTCAGGAATATCTACGACCTTAACTGATGCACATATATTGTTTAAATGATGAGAGAGCTTATTAGCAAACTTTTTTCCTGCTTCATCATTATCTGGCCATATAATTAAATTCTTACCTTCTAAAACGCTCCAATCTGTTTTTTCAAGATTAGTATTGGATCCTCCCATAGCACTTGCTGCCGGTATATTTTTGCTTGTTAATGCGTCTACACATTTTTCTCCTTCAACAAATACAATGGTGCTTGCATTACATATATTGGGAATATTATATAAAGGTCTAACAACAGGCATTTTGTATTCACCGCTTGCTAGTCTAGGTCTAAAAGTTTTTTCTCCATTATCCATTTCAATACGAAGAACAGTGCACAACAAACTATTATCTTTATCTAAATACTTATGCTCTATAACTTTTTCTTGTTTAGGTTCTTGTTTATATGTTGATTGTACGGGTTCAATATATGTTTGATGTAATGGTATTCCAAATCTTTCTGAAATTTCTTTTACTGAGTCTTGAAATGAAGTGTTTTGTGAATATGACCATACATCAATAAAGTCACTAAATGAATAGCCACCATTAAACTCACTGCCTAAACCATCTTTATCTAAATTAAATGAACATGAATCGCCTGGCGAACCTTGTAAGTCACCAATTATAAATTCATTTCCTCGTATACGACCATTTGGAAACATATAACTAAATATGCTTTTTAATGACCCCTTCGCTCTAATTTTAAAATCTGTAACATCAAACTGTGAAGGAATATCATTTCCAACCTGGTTGAAGTCCAGATGATTGCTCTTTATCACTTTTTATTTCCCAACATTTAATTTTAAATTCACAAAATTTACATAAAAAACTGTCCGCCTTCGTTGCTACTCTAGGCATCATTTCGCCACTGCTTGTCGCTTTTAAAATATTAACCGCCGCATCTGATACCCTTTGTGCAACTTTAGCATTAAAAGGTATTTTTTCAAAATATATCTCTTGCGTATTTTTATTTACGACAGTAAACAAAGCAGGATTATCCATTAAACCCATATAAGCTTGGTATAAAACTACCTGTGCGTAATAAACCTGATTCGTTTCTTTTGTCCCCTTTTTTTTAAATTCATTCCATTTTTTATCGTTAGCTGATTTACATTCCCATAAAAATGGATAAGACCAATCAACAGGACCGTCTGTTATAATACCATCAACATGCCCTTTTATTTGTCCATCAGCAGTATCAAAACCAAACTGACGACCTTGTTTATCTTCTGTAAGCAGATTAAATCCTGCTCTTACTAGCCATGCAATAGCTAAATCTTCAAAATCATGGCCAACTTGAAATATTCTTAATGTCCTACCATCAAAATCTTTACCCTCGTCAGGAGGAGTTTGCATGTAACGATACTGTAATTTTCTTTTACATGGCTCTCCAAGAGATGAAGCTCCAAGATAAGTTCTTTTTGGTTCTTTTTGATTTTCAAGAACTAAAGCTTTGTCAATGAATGGTGTTACCAAATCACTAACATCTCCGTTGTTTATAGGTGGATTAAGATCTATCATCTAAAAGGGAATCTCGTCATCAAAGGGTGTATCATATTTTTTATTTTTATCTGGTTTTTCTTCTGAAACGATAGAACGCGATTCTGTAACATCTTCTTGTATTCTTTCGTTTAATCTATTTTTATAAGAAACTAATAGTGTTGTTATTAAATTAAATATTTGATCTGATGATATTTCGCGTATTTTAGTTTCCCAACCTATAGCTTCAAAATTTGGCACAACATCTTTAATAGTATCATGCACGGCATTTTTTTCTGGTTCTGTTCCTGTATACATATTGATTTCCTTTACTTGTTGATGTGGGAGATTTTTGACAATAGGCTCTCCCACGGGCCTAACGGAATAGGTTAAATGATAATTACCTACTGTCTTATGCCCAAGATGGTTTACCTGAGCTGTTTGCAGGAGCTTGTGAAGGAGCTTCTGCTACTGTGCCTTGAGCTGCAATTGGGGTAGCATCTACTGTAGTTTGCACAGTTTGGGTAGACGGCTTAGGTTGTCTTATTAAACCATCTGGACCTTTTGGTTGCTTATATTCAGGCATACCGGGAACAATAATTCTATCAAGTTTATTGTTTTTCTTTTCGTTATACTCTTCAATACCAACTGATGTTTTAAATACTAGGTTATTTAAATCACCGTAAGAAGATAAAACTCTAACAGCTTTGGCTGCATCGCTCATATCTCTTGGCTCTATATTGTAACAAGACTCAAGCATTGCACGAATAGTTCTCATAGAAATGTTTCCTGCTTTACTTCTGCCATTGTCATCAAGACTACCACCCATAACTGTTAAGTTTGTCCAGAACTTACGTTTTTCAAACTCACCATTAGTAACGGTAAACTCGCAATCTAAATATTGTGCATCAGAACGCTGTGATTGTTTTAACAACCCACCTTCACCTGCGCCACCTGGTCTTATTGTTAACAATACATCAACAATCGTTCCTTCAGGTATAGGTGTAAAATCTGATTGTTGTGATCCTGAAAATTGTTCGTCTGCTTCATTAAAATTTAACATTATGCTGTCTCCTTATTTGTAAGTACCTCTATGTTTGGTATATTGTGATTTAAAGTTTCTGCTGTAGTTGTTGTTTTAGGCGCTACTAATTTTGCTAATAGCTTACCTAAGTGCGGTTCTTCAACAGGATTTAATTTACCGCTTCTGTCTTTAGCTGGAAATCCATCAGGATTGTCTGTATGACATATAAATTCACGCCATGAAGCTCCAGTGTCATCACGATTTATTCTCATGGTAACAACTTCGTCAACAATGCCTGGTAATTCATTACCTACTTTAGACCCTTCAATCTGAAGTTTATAAATCTTCTGATTAAAATCATCAACATTCTCATCAAGAATGCCAACTAATACAACATTCTTATCTCTGACATGTTGTAATTGTGTTAACCAATCAAGCATCTCTCTGCCGTGTAATCCATACACTGCGAGCATGTTAATTTTTTTAGTTTTCTCTGTTAACACTTCGTCTTGCTGTTTACACCAACGAAAACTTAATCGACCTGCTACTGTTATTGAATCAACAAATAGTGTCTTATATTTTTCGTGTAATGCTGCGGGGTCACCCCAATCCTTAACAAGTGCATCATAATGAGCCTGTGAATATGGCATGTCATTACTTAGACTTGGATTAGGACCACCAAAGTAACAGGCAAAGTTTCTTGCTTCTTGCCATGTTTCTGGTCGTATTGTGTCTCCACCCCACTCATTAAGTGCAATGTCGCCAGCTTCTAAATCCATAAATAATGTTTCTTCAGCAGGTAGTGTAAATAAAAGGCTAGTTTTACCAACACCGCTTTCGCCTGCTATGACAATCTTAGCTCCTTTTGTTTCTTTTAATCGTTCCGACGCTTTAATTATTTTCATGTTTACTCCTTCTAATTAAGTTGTTTTCTTCTATATTCTTCATATTCTTTACTAAATTTACCATCTTGCACGGGCTCGATAGTAATACGAACAGTGGGGAGTTTGACACCTATATTAAGTTTATTACTGTCAAAAACATGAGCTACTTCAATAACTTTTTTCATGTTATGATCTGTAACAAATTTAACTAATCCTGCAAATGCAGACTCCCCTAACGCTTCCAAAATAATATCTATTTCTTCTTTAGTCACAAGGCTTCTCCTCGACACTGATATAATAATCAGGCCCTTTAGCCTCAACTGTCCGAGATTCCTCAAGAATAAGTTGTATACGAGGATCTGCATCCTTGTACTTATTCTCAGGTACTTTAACAGTAATGTCAGATATGTTCTTTGCGACTTCTGAGCCAAAGTCTTTTTCTACTTTGTTCAGTGCTTCCCACAGTGTATTAGTATCCCACGTTACTGCCTTCTTTACTGTTGCCTTTACTGAAAAATCTTCTTCTGTAAAAGTAACAGTTCCGGTGTCCTTATTATCTCCGCGTAATCGAGATTCAACACGCTGCGAATATCTTCGCTCACATATTTCTTTCTCTAAATTTCGGAGTGAATTAGCTACACCTTTTAAAAGAGTAAGATCTTCATGCAACTCTTTTATTTTTTTTACGTCGTTTGCAATGTCATCAACTTCTTCATTGTGCCATTTACTCGCGACCTTTTCCGCTATTGTTTTAACTTTCATTCTATCCTCGCTATGTTTTTTCTATTTACTTTTTCTATTCTAATCGCTAAAGTTGTTCCGTTTGTGAAACAACATATGGGAGTTTATACTACAAATGATAACCGCACGTCAACTAAAATTTTCGAGAGATATTTTAAGGTTATCGACACGAGAGTTATGTGCTCTTTCTGGAGTTTCGCCTTCGACTATATCGAGGGCTGAGAATGGAGCCGATGTCAAGTATTCGACTATCAAAAAACTTGCCAAAGTTTTTAAGAGTAAGGGAATAACTTACCCGACGAGTAGGTCCTTAAAACACCTAGGTGTTCTTGTAAACTTTGATGATTCTCACAAATCATTATGCGAAACAAAAACCAACAAGAGTGGCGACTTTTTTACGTCACAATAGTATTTAACGCATTAATTATCTTTACCAACACAATGACAGAAGAAAAACAAAACTTACTTTTCTTTAGTCGTCGTCGTGGTCTAGCTAATTCAGAGGTCCCTTATGTAATTGAGGATTAATCTTTATCTTTAAAGTTTAGATGAACAATGTTGTCTTCTGTTTTATCTTTTTTAATATCTGAGTTTATTTGTTTGTCTTTCTTTTTATCGTAATAACCTTGAATTTTAGTTATATCAATTTCATCTTGTTCCATAATAGAATTAAGACAAGCTGTTAATACAGCTATTCCTGCACCAACTCCTTTTACTATATTATACTGACTTACCGAAAGCATAACTGAAGTAATTGTAATTTGACCCGGTGTAAAACCCCTATCAATCATTTCATCAAAATATCTTCTATAAGACCAAGCTAATTCATTTGCCTGCTTATGTAGATCTTTGCTCATTGATCGCTTTTTTGTTGTTTAATAACTTCTTCATATCTTTTGTCAATCATACCAGCTAACTCACGGCCTTTGGCTCTATTGTTAGTTTCAGCTATGGCTGCTAGCTTTTCATATGACGCATGATTAAGAGCTATACTTTTATATTTTTGAATATCTGGCATTTAATTCTCCTTTTTTCTTTACCAATATCTTGTATATATATACATTTTTGTGGGATAATCAAGTAAAAAAATGGGAGCCAGTCATATTAAACATGTGATAAGAAGGACATACTGGCTCCCCAACGAAGGAACCACAATCATATTGGGAATACATAATCGTGGGAGCAATTCCATATGTAGTATGTTTGTTATGCCTCGTCAATAGATATTGACTGTTTTTTGTTAAAAGAGTATGTAGGCATGGTTACAGGTTTTGTAGATTTTTTTGTTGTTTCACATAATCCAAGCCTATGTATTTTTCCCATAACAGCGCTCCTGCTTACATCTCCAAATATAGCTGCTATTTCGTAAGATGTTTTTCCTTCTAATCTTAATTGTTTTAATTTTTGAACACGCTCATCTGTCCATTTCTTAGCCATTTTATTTTCTCCTTTAATAGTCTTCATATGTATCAATCCGAGGACAACCCGGTTCTTCTACTCTTATTGTCATTAACATTCCTTCGTCATCATATCCTGTGCCTATGTGCATTGGAACACAACCTACATCTTCTGTTGTTGTGCAGCCAACTAACAATGACAACAAAGATACAAAAACAAATAAAACAAATAAATTAAATATTATCCTTAGCATTAACATATTTTCTCTCCTTCATTGTTTGTGCTATTTGTTGGTTAATAAAAATTAAAAAATCATCTGTAAGTTCTTTTTTATATGGAGTACCGTCAATTGTAATCAACATATATTCTGTATTTACAGAAACAAATATTCTAGGTTTTTCTTTTATATCCAACATTTGTAATGAATACCTTCATCTTGGTGACGACTACAAAAAACACAAAAACCATCTTCATCAAAATGGTCCATTGATGCTTCATATTCGTGCTGTGCTGCAAGATACTCTTGTTTGCTCATTTTGTCTTCCTTATCGTTTTCCATAATATTATCCTTTATATTTTTAATTTTTCCCAATTAAACTCTTTAGCTTTTTTTCTTGCTAAAGATTTTGTTTTTGCTGTTCCTATACAAACCCAATTACCAGAATACCATAACCAATGCGGCCAATCTTCTAGTCTTAATTTAACCCATATATTAAATATATCATCATACCTTCTTTTTCGTAATTCTATAATTTTAGGTTCTATAAAAATTTTTTTTGCCATTTTAGTGCATAGTATCTTCTTCTAATGACAAAAGTTTTGCTCCATCAAGTGCAAGTTTATATATTTTCATTAAGGCATCAATTTTATATGAATCGTAATAACCTTGTGTAAGTTCTTTTTCTACTTCAATAGATAAATTTCTAAGATCTATTGCAAGCGCTGCTAAAGCATCTTCTCTAGTTATTATTAATGGTAAAATTTTTATTTCGTTATCTGACATGTTGGGCATTATAGTCACATTTGTCCTTTTTTAACAAATGTTGGATGAACTAATAGTATTTCGTGGTTTACTATTTCTTTACCAAACTTAGGATGCCACTCTACTTCTTCTTTAACAAAAGCTTCAGAGGTGCCATCGTCAAAAAACGGACCGTATAATTTTTTATACTCTTTTCCATCTTCTTTAAATGTAACCAGTACAGCAAATACTTTGTCATTTGGATCTGGTTTTATATCCAATATTCTAATCATTATTTATTTCCCCATATTTTTAATGCCTCTTTTTTAGCTTCTGAATAATTTTTAAAATCTTTAACTTTTCGTTCTACTGGTTTTTTT